GTCGTACGTGTTTTCGCCGTCTCCGGTGTTCGGAATGGCCGGGAGAATACGTGACGCCTCCGACTGCAAACGGTTGTACAGCGAGAGATTCGGCTTAGCGCCGGTTTCGGCGTTGCCGAACATATCCGCTACAGCCTGATCAGGATCACCATCGGTCAAGCCCATGAGCCGACGCAACACCATGTATTCCTTTGTGGAAACGTCCACGTTGAGGGTAATCGTGCCCTTGATCCGAAGCTCTGGGAGACTGTGACCAGCGCTTGCAAGTGCAACGGCGGTCTCGCTGCAATAACCGTTGCTGTCAGCGTGTTTGAGCGCCTTGCTCACGGTCACCTTTGAGAGAGCCGCAAGCATTTCCGCAGCTTCGCCGGACGGCTGGGAAAGCAGGTACTCATTCCAGTTATCTCCGAGCTTGATAAAGCGGTTAGCATCCGGCCCAAGATCATACGTGGTGGCATTGGAGTGACGGCCGGAAACCTTACCATCATTGTCCGTTTTCTTGATCTTGACGTTGTTGTAGGAATGGCCGGTAACTGTGAACATTTCCCCATCTTGAATACGCTCATAAAGCGTTCCTTCCGGGATTGTGTCTTTCGCCAATGCGTGTTGGCGGTCGAACATTTCCTTGTTCATCAGTTCGGCGCGGGAAATGGAATCCAGCGGGAAAGTGTGCTCTCCCAACTCGCTCCAATCGCCGTCCGCCTGATCAGGGTAGGCAAACAACCGAACGGTTACGGTCTTCGATTCTGCCTCAGTGTTGAGGGAAATAACCTCAAACATTGCATTGGCCGTGTGAGGCCACTGGGAAAGGCGGCGAATTTCACGCGGCAGGTAGTCATGGTAAACAACACCGAACTTCCCTACCGAATCCATGAGCTTGATGAAACGGAAATAGCTGTGGTAATCGCCCTCATGACGCTCCATGATGAGCCTTGCATCATGGTAGTCACCGTCATGACGCCCAATGTTGGGATTTCCGGCGCGGTCGGTGGAAATTTCGTAAGCGGTGAATCGGCCATTCTCCCATGTACCATCACCCCATCCGTTAGCGTCTTGACGGTAGGCGTCAAGGACCATCCACTTATCCAAAGTCTCATCATCCGGATTGCTGGGATCAGCAACTCGAATAGCCGGGTTGCCGCGCAGGGTCCGCAGGTTTTCAACGCTCATAGGCGTGCGCTCAACAACGGGAGCAATTGCAGTTTCAGTTTCGACAGTTTCAACAGACATTTTGGTGTGTCCTATTCATTAGACGATTTTTTGGATTGTGCTAATTGCACACCCCCAACATTCCCTATTCGACTATAGGGAATGTTGAGAGAATGGAATTAGAAGATGCTTCCACCGAGTACAGCGCCAACGATTCCAGCCGCTACAGCGACAGCCGCAGCTACCTTGTTGCTGAGTCCGCGCCACTTGGTGACCGTCTTGACAACGGGCTTGGGCTCAGCGGCGAACCGTACGGGCTCAGGTGCCTTGACTTCTTCCACCGTCGGTACGGCGGTCACAGTCGCCGCTACGGGCTTGCTCTCACCCTCAGCAACCAGAGCGTCATGGATGGGAGTCTCGGCGCTCTCAGGTGCCGTAGCGGCGTTCTCAGCCACGGTTCCACCGTCGCCGACTACCACGGAAGCAATGCCGACCGCTGAAAGGTGTTCGTTGGTAAGCGTCTTGCCTTCCGTAGCGGCCAGAACTTCCCGAGCCGTGGCAATGAGGCCAAGCTGAGTCGAGACGCTGGAAGACTTGACCTCATGGAAAGTCATTGCTTCCGCTTTCAACTCATCCAGCGAGTAATCCGTGGTGTTGAATTCCGCAATGGGCGCATTCAGCACTGCCGAATTCACAACCACGTCGAAACCTTCCGGCTTGCTTTCCTCAGCCGGGGCGACAACCTCAGCCGGTGCATCTTCCGCCGTCACCTTGACGGAAACCTTGACGTGATCGACGCCGATGGATCGGAGAAGATCGGAGCGGATTTCCTGATCCGTGGTGGCGTTGTATGCGTTCCGCAACTCGTTTTCAAGCTGCGCTCGAACCTCATAAGACGCATTCTTGACTTCACGGAATGAGAGAGCCTGATTGATTGCGGCGTAGATGTTGGTTTCGCCAGTGTTGACGGAAGCAACTTCGCGGCCAGTGATTGCAGAAACAACAGAGATAACGTTAGACATGGTGTGTAATCCTTTGTTAGGCGATTATTTGTTTTGTGCTAATTGCACATACCAAATTGCGGGGAGTAGTCCGCAATTCAGTAAATGGAATTAGAAGCGTATAAACATTCCTTCCCAAAAGCTAATGAATGAATGCCCCATACCGTTACCACGGTTAGCAGCATCCCAGTAGCAAAATGTGTCGTCCTCAACTATGCAAGGCGGCAGGTAAAGCGAGAACTGCCACACTGTGAATCCCACTACGAAAGCGACGATTCCCAGCAAGAGCGCGGTTACTTTCAGTTTGTCTACCATGTTGCAACTTCTTTCGTTCCGGTGGAGTCCCACGTGGTAACGGGAACTGCAATTGCATTGCTAGGCGTGGGAGTGAATGCAAGGTCTTCACTCCAAACAAGTTCGCGGACTTCGATAAGCTTATCCGCCTCATCATTCCAGCCGCAGAGTTTCAACTCTTGAATCAAGGTGTTGAGCGGAAAAAGCAAGTTTGTTTTCTCAGCCATGTTCTAGCCTTTCACGTGGATTACTTCGCGAATTTCAGGATCAATTACCACCGGACCATTTGCCCTTTGGTGTGTGCGTTTCGGCTTGAAAAACAGCCGATAAAGTTTTGCCATTTTGGTTCCTTTCGTTATGCCAATTAGGCATGGCGCACCTAGCGACTAGCACTAGGTGACCAAAACTAATTGGTTCGGTTTTTGACCATTTCCAGCATTACGGGTTGCTGACTGACTCCACCACGTTAGGCACGTGGTACCACCGGGAATCTCGAATATCGGATTGTCCCCTACCGATACAAACGTCGGTACAAAGCGTTCCAGAGCTGCACTCACTCTCTGGTAGGGTCGCTAGGCATAGATGTATCCCTAGTTGATTCCCTGATCTTCTCTATTTAGTTCTCAAACATCTAGTCGGTACCACCGTCCCGCGTTTCCGGACTCTTTCTCCGGTGTTTCGTTCCCGTTGGCCTGACAAGAAAAACAATACGGGCTACGGCCATATTGCGCAAACACATTCCTAGAATATTAAGTTTTATTACGTTCCCCATTTTGCTAGGTTTTGGGCGGGGTGTGCTGTACAATCGCGCGCTCACACACTCGGGTTTCGCGTAGAAAGGAACGGGCGCGCACGTATACAGCACACTTCCCGAACTGTCAAAAAACGGCTGTGCGCCGATCTGACAGCCTCAAATTCAATCAGGCAGTAAGGATATGACCGTAGCTCTGAAAGTGGCTTAGGCGAGTTTTTCCGTATCGTGGTACAACTTTTGTTGCCTATAAGTAAACTTCCGCATTGTGAAATAGTTTTTCCACATTGTGGAATATGCCCATGCCGGCGCTTTTCCGATAGTTGACTCTCACTTACAAGCGCCGGCCACGCACAAAGGCCAGTACAAACAGTACAATGACCAGTACAAAGCCAATGCCGGCCGACGTGATACAAAGGGCAGTACAAAGTGGTCTAGACAAATTTAGTTGCCTAGGGACACTAGCAATTGAGAGTTTCAATCATTGAGAATTTCAATCGTTGATTTTCTCAAGTGTTGACAAAATGAGAAACGTCAAGGACAATCGCGTACGTATGAGATTCCGCATTATGGAATTGACAGATTGGCAAACAAGCCCGATAATCGCGTGCGCATACGTGAGTGTACCGGCTTGCATCTGAGTTGCAAGGCGTGTAATGTTCTTAGTAGTTAGTCCACCGGCGCAAGCCACAACGAAAGGCAATACAATGAACGCTACAATGTCAGCCGCCGATCTTACTTCCCACGTTGAGCAGAAATTTTCCGGTGCATACCGTGTCAAGGCCACAATGGTCAAGTGGGACACGGAAACGGAAACGGCAACGTTCCAGCTTGCTTTCATTCGTGGCTACGTGGTATATCCCGATCTTGCTTGCACGATCTACGCGCAGGCGTGGCAAGCGGACGGCAACCCAACGTGGCAAGGCGCGGCAACGTCGAGCTACCCTTTCACCGCCAAGCAAGCCGCGCCTTACTACGTAGAAGTCATGTAGTCAAGCCGGGAGCGGAAGTGAGAGCCCGCTCCCGGTTTTCCACATAGTGGAATTCCACCATGCGAAATTCCACGATGTGGAACGCCGGCGAAGTGAGAGCCGACTCTCGGTTCCGGCCCTGCCGACCGACCCGACCCGGTAAAGAACCCCTTTTGGCAAATTTCTGGGTGGATTTTTGAGATTTGAAAAATATTTTTTGCCTAAAGAACCCTCTTGACAAAATTTCTGGCTTGAAATATTGTGGTTCCATCAACTCCAAACGAAAGGATTCATCATGAAGATCAAAAAGAAAGCAATGAACAAGATTCAGAACGAAATGCGGAGGCGTTTCGGCCCGTATTGGGAGCGTAAGGCCGGAGAAATCGGGCAGCTTCAACGCGCTGTGGTCCAGCTACAGAAGGAAGTGCGTGAACTGAACGAGTTCAAGGCCACAACCCTTCACGCTGAGGCTTCCAAGGGCGATACAGGCAAGCACGTAGCCAAGACTGAGCCCGAAATTACCCCGCCTTCTGCTATCTGGGAGGCTAGCTTCCATATTTACGGTGGCAAAGCGTCACGTACGATCAATATCTCCAACCTTCGGGCGTTGAAGCGGGTTGGAATTGAGACAATTTCGACCTCTGCCAATGGAAGTCCTCACTACGTTCGTGTTCAACTCTTGCCAACCCAATTCCCGGCTGCTATCCCAGCATTGGAAGAGCAGTTGCGACGTTTGCTGGATGCTCCTGTCCGCGTTCATTGGAGGAAGGTGCAGTAATGATACAGAGAACATCAAGACAAATCATGGCTGAGCACAATGAGTTGCTGAACAAAAAGATGACAGCAATCATGGACGCTACTCGTAACGCACAGAACAAATACGATCCAAAGTTGAAGCAGCTTATGGCGGAGTACATAGTGGCTCGTGCTACGGAAGTAGTGGAGGACGCCATGAGAGGGACACCCCCTGATGAATATTCAAAACCAATTGACAAGAGCGGGTGTGCCAAATAGAATTGGTTGACACCCACACCCCCTAACGAATATTGGAGGACAACATGGAACCAGCAGCAGAAGCTAAGTCAGTAGCAGAGGCGGAGGCCACAGTAATCCGCATCGAGGCAGAAATAGAAGAGAAGCGTAGAGAGCTGTCAGTAGCCCGATGGGCCTTGTCAGATGCGCGGGCACAGGAACGTTTGGGACGAATCAATGGCCTTTAGTCTCGGGCAGCTCATGATTATGCGCCAGCACTTGGACGGGCAGGAAGCTATGGAGAAGGCACACGCCCTAGCGAATATCCGTGACAAGTACAGCCACTTGCATAACGACATAAACCGGCGTATAGTCGAAGCAGCAAACAGCCAAACAAAGGAGTCAGAATGATTTTCACAAACCCAAAGCCCCTGTACGGACAGCTTGAAGAAATGCTTCGCACTCGTGGTCGTGGCGTCAAGGCCAAGGTCAGCGAAGCAGCTACCTTCATTGCAACCAAGACCAACTTTAACGCCAACGGCACCCTGATTGGTCAGTGGCTAGAGGGCTGCTACGTGGTAGCCAGTTATGGCACACCCCTTGCAGTAATTACGAAACGTGGTGTAGTCTACAACAACACCGAATACGGAGAGACGACAACCAACCATCAGTTCATCGTTCTGGATGCGTTGACGATCCTCCCCTTCACACCTAAATCCGTCCCGGCCGAAAAGTTCTGGGAAACCGTACGAGAGCAAGGAACGAAAAATGACTAAAGAAACCCGCATTGACGTAAGCAGCCATATCAAGTCCGTAGAGGATTTGCAGCCCGGTGACAAGGTTGTAGTGGTCTACCGCAGGGGGTTGCAGATAACCACCAAAGTCGTCTATACCTTCGGATCAGTCCAGAACGGCATGATCAAGACTGAGGGCCATGACGATGTAATGGGCGCAGAAATGTTCAATAAGGTGGTAGGTAGCTATGACAGCGCATGGACCACTGTGTGGCGCAAGCCCAACCCGCTGCCGACCAACGTTGGCGCGATCATCCATGTTGACGAAACAGCAGACAATGTGCGAGACTTTACTGGCCTAGTGATTCTTCGTCACGCAGGATCATGGCAGGGAGTTCACAACCCCACGTACCGGTTCGGCGCTAACAACATCAAGCGCTGGTCAACCGTCAAGATCGAAACCACTAACTAAGGAGTACACCCTATGACACTTTCTCTCAATGAATACCAGAACGAAGCAATGCGCACCGCAATCTACCCTGAGGATCGGGGCTTGGAGTACACTGCTCTAGGCTTTGCGTCTGAGGTAGGCGAGCTGGCTGAGGCTTGGTTGAATGGCAAGGGTCTTGATGGTGCCCGTAAGGTACTGTCCGAGGCAGGAGACAACTACTGGTATGTCTCTGCGGTTGCCCACTCACTGGGTGAGGCGCTGGAAAGCGTGTTTGTCTTCGCTAACGTGAACGAGAACATCGACTACCTACCCCTTGACGCACTGTTTTTGGAGCTGGCAGTACAGGCAGGTAACATTGCTGGTGCGGTCAAGAAAGCTATCCGTGACAACGGTGGCGAACTGACTGACGATAAGTACGACCTCGTGATGGACAGCCTCGCTAACTCGTTGAAGGTTCTGGACAATATCGTTCTGCACTTTGAGGCTACGCCAGCGGGTGTGCAAGCAGCCAACCTTGACAAGCTTGCGGATCGTCAGAAGCGTAACGTGATCGGTGGTTCAGGTGACAACCGGTAAGTACCGGATTCTTGACCTCTTCTGCTGCGCTGGTGGTGCCGCTTCTGGGTACCACCGCGCAGGGTTTGAGTTGTACGGAATCGACATAGACCCTAAGATGAATCGGGACTACCCATTCCACAGTCGCACAGACGACGTGATGGGAACGCTCCTGAGCCACATCTACGGGATCAACGACCGTCCACCCCTACCCCACTTCGATGCGGTCCACGCTAGCCCTCCCTGTCAGGCACACACGGCCTTGACGAAGGGCACTAACAGAAAGACGCATCTGTACGTTGACCTGATCGACTCGACTAGGCACTGGTTGCAAAGGATCGGGAAACCCTATATCATCGAGAACGTGGAGCAGTCCACAGTACGACCAGACCTGAAACTCTGTGGAGAACAGTTTGGTCTGCGTGTGCTAAAGCACCGCAACTTTGAGTTGGGCGGCTTCTCAGTGCCCCAGCCTGAACACATCAAGCACCGTGGACGCGCTGCTGGGTGGCGTCACGGCGAACGACCTGAGGAACCCTACTACTTCTCTGTATATGGCACCGGAGGTTCGCGTGGCACTATAGAGCAGTGGCGTGAAGCAATGGAAATGCCGTGGGCAGGAACCAAACGGCAGTTGTCAGAGGCAATTCCCCCTGCCTATACGGAGTACATCGGGAAGCACCTGTTGACACACCTTGAAAATTTGTAGTAAGCTAAATACACACCGAACATTGGAGGAAAATATGGAATGGATTTGGGACGCAGCTAACACGGTAGCGATCATTGGTACGCTCATCTGGGCAGGGGTAGGCTTTAGGCACCTTGCAGAAGAGAACGATCAGCGCAAGGCCAACATTCGCAAGGCTCAGAACATGGCTAATGAGGCCAGTGCTACCGCACTGGAAGCCAAGCGCGAGTCTCGTAAGGCTCTGAGAGCTTCGGAAGCAACACAGGTAGTCGTGCCGCCACTTCCGGACACACCTCACAACAGAACGCTGGTAGAGAAGCTGCGTGGAGCAGCTCATCGAGCGGAGTTGAAGCGTCAGGAAGCCAGTCGAGCAGCACACCCCGCTGGTACCCGTCGAGTACAGGGTATGCGCCGTAGTGCAGTGACCGGCCGATATGTCACCCCGTCTAGCTCAGCTAACGACAACGGAATGCTGGGAGTGGCAGCGCTCATTGCAGCTACTAGTGTTGACACCAGTAGCCACAGCAGCTACAGTGATAACAGCAGCAGCTCATCGCATTCTTCGTACGACAGCGGTAGCAGCTCGTCAAGTTCATCTTCTAGCGACAGCGGCGGCTCATTCAGCGGCGGCGACTCAGGGAGTTTCTAAATGTCAGAACAATCAACAGCCTTGGAAAAGGCAATCAGGCTCCAACGTGCTTGGGGCAACCTCGCAAAGGATAAGCAGAATGCTTTCCGAGCGTTGGAGGAAGAGCATCGGCAGCGTCGAGTAGACGTAAAGGATGCGCTTCACGAATCAATCCGTGACCTGTTCCGGCAGGGTATGACGGTGCCTCAGGTATCCAATCTGGTAGGCAACACCAACTACTCGCTCCTGTACAAGCTGAAAGGCGACAGTGGCGCTCCTAAGCGGAGTGTGCAGTCGGTTACGGCCTTGGAGTTGGAGGAAGAGATTCAAGAGCTTCCTGACGTACTGTGGGAGTTCCACGACCACATTGGCGTTCATGGTTGGCTGGTATCGGATGATCGTAAGTACGTCAAGTTCTACGGTCAGAAGGGTACGGTCTATGAGGATGAGTGGGTAGTCGTTGAGGTTGACGGGGAAACTCGAATCTTCATCGGCGGTAACCTTGACCTGAACAACGCAGTGAGCAAGACAGAGTTTGAGAAGAAGGTGACGATGTTGACAACACTGCTTGACGGCACGTACACTGGACCAACGAGGGTTGTTCCCAACCCGTACACAGATTGATAGGAGGCCAACATGGCTAAGTACACGGTAGTTTATGCCCAGCTTGAATACGAAGTAGGCACGGTCCCAGAGGAACCAATTGCAGAAGTTGAGGCAGACAGCCCGGCACTTGCTATGTTGGCTGCTCCTGAGAAAGAGGGCTTCGTCCCTACCTACGTGATTTTGGAGGAAGACTAATGGCAGACTTTGAACCCGGTGACCGGGTAGAAATCAAGACCGACTATTACGACGCGACGGAGCCTGACTGGAATTCAGGTCAGGGCGTTATCGTGATGAAGGGTTGCGGCCTTGGTTGCGTGTGTGGGAACTATTACGAGGTTCTGCACGACAAGGAAGCACAGCCCGGTATGGATTGGCGTACCGTAGGCAAGCAGCATCTTACTCCGTACAGCGCGGACGAGCTGACAAAGATTAGCTAAGTAGAAGGACCGGGTTGCACACCCGGTCCTTTTGCTATATGTTGGTAACAACAGACTTTACCAACACATAGGAGGATAAATGTTGGAACCACTCGTACTTCGACCGAAACAGCAGATCACAGTAGACGAAATCCTGAGGGATCAGCGCCACCTGTCAGGCTCCCTTGGAGGCTTTGGTAAGACTCTCGTGGGCACTGAGGCAGTCCTGCGCTCCGGAGCCGCCATAACCCTGATCGTATGCCCGTTGAAGGTCATTCGTAACTGGGACCGCGCGTTCAAGCAGCAGACCAAAGGGGAACACCCCGGCGTACGTCAGATTTCAGGGCTCAAAGACGGTGTAATTGCGTTCACGGACCTACAGGCGGGTGTGCCCGGTGTCTACGCAGTAGGCTGGGAGTTCTTTCGCACGATCCTGTGGCACCGAATCCACATCGACTTCGCCATTGCTGATGAGTGCCACCGAGCAGCTAACTGGAAGTCCAAGCAGAGCGACAGTCTCCGGACGGTCCACGCTGACTACCGGGTAGCCTTCTCTGGCACACCGGCTGGCAACAAGACTGAGGGCCTGTTCGGTACTCTGCGTTGGCTGTGGCCGGATCGCTACCCGCACTACTGGCCTTTCATCGGCAAGTACTTCCACAAGGGCATGGAAGCCCAGCGGACACGCGGTGGGGGCTCTGTGAACCTCATGAAGGTGCTTGGGGAGAAGTGTCCCGGTGCTGTATGGGATGAGATTCCCAGCAAGTCACGTTTCGCATCCGAGCAAATCAACGCTGTGATCAACCACATCATTGAAGTGGATATGAAACCGGCTCAGAAGCGCATCTACCGCGAGTTTGAGAAGGAAGCGTTCGTATGGTTGGACGACAACCCCATGTACGCTCAGCTCCCGGCAGTCAAGGCTATGCGTCTTCGCCAGATCGCACTGGGTGTGCCTATGGTGACGTACGACGATGAGGGCGAACCTGTCGTCAGCTTTGATCCTGATGCAAAGTCAGGTAAGATCGAAGCATTGGCTGACCTGCTCTCTGACCTCCATGCGGAGCGTCCGGTGCCGGTCATGGTCTACACCCACTCACGGAAATTCGTTGAGGTTGTAGTCCACCAGTTGCAGCAGAAGGGCTACCGTGCCGTAGGCTTCGTTGGGGGGCAGACGCACGAAGAGGTAAACGCTAAGATCGACGGCTTTGGTACCGACCATGACATTATCGTGGCGACCATTGGCTCAATTGGTGAGGGCGTAGACCGCTTGCAGCTCGTGTGCAACACTGAGGTTTGGCTGTCTCTGGACGACAACCGTCTCCTGAACCGTCAGGCGCAGTGGCGGCTCGACCGAACCGGTCAGCTTCCGCAGCCAATCAACCGTTACCTGATCCGATCCTTGGATACAGTGGAGACGGAGCAACACTCTCGGATCGCAAACGACGATGCTATCCTTGACGAATCACTCACCATCGAAATGGAGGTCAAATGAAAATAACTATTGAACGCAGCGAGGACTACCAAGGCGCACTTAGGCATCTTGTACTGGCGCAGTCTTCGGAGAACCCGCTGGAAGACCTGCTCACTACAAGGTCGCACCTGATCAAGATTATTCATGAGGTACGAGAGGTCTACGTTGAACAGGCACACGCTCTGTTGACGGAAGCTGGTGCCAAGGGCGACATTGAAATGGTGGAGCTTATCTCTGAGGGAGAAATTCTCGGGGATGAGCCTGACGAAGATGAGGATGAGGAAGAATATGAGGGCAAGTCAAAAGGGCCTGTGGGTTTCAAACCAAACCCGCAAAAAGTCACCGGAGACTAATCTCCAACACGTCCGCGACTTCCATCACAGGCTTGTCACGATTCGTCAGTACGAGGCCAAGAAAGGTGAGTTCGCAAGGATTCATGAGCTTGGCAACGGTGGCACCGTATCCAGCATGGAAGCAAACCGCAGACGCTCGTTGGAGGCGCTTGCACACTGGGCTGACCTGCTTGGTGTGCGACTCGACCTGAGCATTCGTCTTCCGGAAGATTGACACTAAACCCCACGTCCGTATGGATTGTGGGGTTTTTTGTTTTTGGAGTTGACAACGGTGAAACATATGGGTAATGTAGTTATCACAAGCAAGGCACACCAACATTGGAGGAAACAATGACAGACTTGAACAGCACAGAATTTGAAACCGCAGTAGAGAAGGCATTCCGCTTGGACCTTGCAGCAAAGGCAGCTAAGGAAGCTGCTGACGAAGCTCGCGAAGAGGTCAAGCAAATGATTATGGCAGAAGAGGGTAAGAGCTACGAAGGCGGCACAAGCAAGTTCCGTATTTCGATGTTCCCCACGCGCCGATTCAGTGTCGCACTGGCTGCGAAGAAACTGACTCGCGAAGAGCTTGACGATGTAAGCACCATGCAGATTGACCCTGCACTGGTCAAGGCTCTGTACACCAAGGAATTCATTCAGGAAGAGCTTTCCACGGAATCTGCTCCCACCTTGAAGATTGCGTTGCCGTAATGGTGAGGTCACAGCATGAATGGGCGAAGATAGAGGATACCTACTACGGGCTCGGATACCCCTCGGTTATCGAGGGCTACTCCTGTACGGTCTGTGGTGCCTCAGTGTCAGTTGGCACACAGCAGCTACACATTGAGTGGCACGAGTTGCTGCGCAGTGCAGTTGATAAAGCCTCAGGACCATACTACGAACAACGGAGGATGCACTAATGGCATATCGTGTAGAAGGCAACACCGTATACGTTGACAGCTTTGCAGAGGCGTTCCAAGCAGCAGCGGAACACCCTGAGGTAGACAACGTAGTATTCAACAATCAGGCTGACTACTTTGTAGCAGCCAAGCTTGCAAAAGCATTCAACGTAAAGTAGGAGGAATCATGGCATTTCGCATCGGACAATTTGTAACACTCGCACAGGAAATCGGACCGTGGCCTGAGGGCACGACGGCAAAGATCGTTCCTAACAAGATCAAAGTACAGGCCGACAAGAATTCTAAGTTCCAGTACGAACACGCGGATTTGGAAATTCACAAGACTTACCTTATTGTTGTTCTTACGAAGAACCCCAATAACCACATTGATTCCTTCACCGTTTCGGCTGATGAAATCAAGGCCGCAACCGTAAGGGAGACCACTAATGACCAATCTGTATGACATTGCTGATGAGTACGAGCTGGAACAAATGGAAGAGGCTGGCCGGATCAAGGTCAGCTACGACGGCGACGGCTTGTACATCGCCAACTACACCAACAAGGCACAGTTCGCCAATGAGTGGACTCACGCAGAGCGGGTGTGCCGAGGACTGATCTTCAACCGCCAGCATGAGGTTATCGCTCGCGGTATGCCGAAGTTCTTCAATGAGGGTGACCCGCGTACCGAGATTGACGAAGATGAGCCGTTCTGGTTGTTTGAGAAGTTTGACGGTTCGCTGGGTGTATCCTACTTGGACCTCAACGGTATGCCTAAGATCGCCACTCGGGGCAGCTTCACGTCAGATCAGGCGAACATGGCCAACCACATGCTCTACCAGCCTGAGTACGATGAGACGCGGGAACAGATTACTAAGGCTTCCAAGCTGAACAAGACATTCCTGTATGAAATCATCTACCCCGAGAACAAGATTGTGGTGGACTACGGAGACGACGCACGTCTAGTGCGACTGGGATACGTTGACAACGATACCGGCCGATTCCATCCTGATCACCGGCACACGTACGGTCTCGGATCGATTCGTGACGGTGTGCCAGCTATCGGGACGAACCGAGAAGGATTCGTGGGCGTCACGGACGACGGCAGGATGCTCAAAATCAAGAGTGAAGAGTACAAGACGCTTCACAAGACGATCTTTGGGCTCAGCAATAAGTCCATCTGGGAGATTCTGTCTCAGCGCGACGGCTACGCGAACTTCACGCGGTTTCTGCGGGACTTGCCAGCACCGACGCAGGTCTGGGCTACCCGCAAGTACAAGCAGCTACAGGCACATCAGTCTCGCCTGATTCAAGAGACATTCGATATTCACAACAAGCTGACCGAGGACTTCCCTGATAGGGGAGAGCTTGCTCGACGCTTGCAGCGCGAGGCACCGAACCACCTGAGTTTCGTGTTCGGCTGGCTTGACAAGGGCGATGAGGAACTGGTACGGTTGGTCAACAAGGCAATCAAACCCAAAAAGTTTGAGCCTTACCGCACGGAACCTAAGGAGGACTGATATGACATACGAAACCAAGAAACCGACTCTATACATTTACCGGGGTATGCCCGGTGTAGGCAAAAGCACAGACGCTAAGAAAGCCCAGCAAGCAGCACAGTGGCGAGGACAGCTTGCAGTAATCATCGAACGAGACTTGATCAGGCGTGAGCTTGACCCTGGTCGCACCAAGTGGTACACCGGAGAGTTCGAGGATGAGGTCACCACGTTGCAGCGTAAGCGCATTCGTGCAGCGTTCGTCCTTGGGGCAGACGTGTACGCAGCGGACACCAACCTTCCGAGCGCATCGGTCAAGAGCCTGATGCGTATCGCGGTGGAGGAAGGTGCTGACGTAGAGATTATCGATATGCGCAGCCCCAAAGAGTTCCCGCTGGAACTGCTCTTGGAGCGAGACAAGAACCGTCACGCCTCTAAGAAAGTCGGTGAAGAGTTCATTAGGGGTCGGTACGAGCGCTTCATTCAGGGCAAGGACTTGACTAACCCGGTACTCCCTGAGGCGACCAAGGAACACGTTGTAGAGCCGTACGTGCAGCCTACAGAGTTCACTCGCAGCATCGTTATCTTTGATATCGACGGCACACTGGCTATCATGGGTGACCGACACCCGCACGATGGGCATCTGGTACACCTTGACACGATGAACGAAGATGTGTTGAGGGCTATGCGCCACTACCACGAGAACGGGCACACAGTCATTATCGTGACAGGTCGTGATGAGAAGTACCGGGAAATCACGGAGACGTGGCTTGCGGAAAACGGCGCGGTGTGGGATGCTATGTACATGCGTCCGACCGAGCCGGATCACTTGCCGAAGACTGAGGACAGCATCATCAAGTACAACCTCTTCAACTTGCACATTCGTCCGCTAGGACATAAGATTGTAGGTGTCTACGACGACCGCCACCGTGTGCTTCGCATGTGGCGCAAGCTCGGACTCACCACTTTCCACATCAACGGCCCTGACGCCGGTAATTTCTAACACTAGGAGTAACAATGACTGAATTCACACTGCACGAAACTTGGTCCATCATGCGCGATCTGTCAGCACACGCGGCTGGCAACTCGGAATACGCTGAGGCAGCAGCACAGCATCAGGAGCGCATTCAGGGTCTGAATGAAGAGGACACGGCCCAGTTCGTAGAACAGGCTGAGGTTGTCCGTGCTTCTCTGGACGCTGTACAGGCACACGCAGCAGCTCTCACTGAGCCCATCCTCGCGGAATTGGAGCTGGGCAACGAAGTAGCAACATGGTCTGCGGCTGACGTGCACCGCTATCTGGGGCGTGTGCAGACTGCGGGTGAGTACGCGGAGCTTCTGACCCTTGCGATCCTCCTGAGCGGCGATCCTCGCGTCCTGTTCGATCTGGCTGAGCCGGAAGAGGATGAGGAAGAGGCCACCGCGACTGATGGAGACTAAGCGAAACTCGCTGCCCGACTCTGCCTTTGTAGACTACAGAGGCGAGCGGGTGGCGTTTCAGGAACTACTAGACAGTACCGAGACACCCTGTGACGGGCTGTGGGACTTGTTTTTCGCTGATCCAAACGATGAGAACGAACTTGAAGACCCTGAAACAGCAAGGGATATGTGCTTTGACTGCCCCTTGATGTTGCAGTGTCAGCAGTTCGCTCGACAGTCTGAGATTCCTAACGGAGTCTTTGGGGGAGAACTTGCCTCAGAGCGTGTACGCTGGGTCCGTAGCAACAAGCGGAAGCAGAGGAAGCAACGTGCGCAGAGCGCTAGACTTTCGTGACCTCATCATAGGCGCGATCAAGAACGAAACAGACAGGGACAAGCAGAGGCTCATTGGTCCGTCTAGCATGGGCGGGTGTGCCTACTGCTTGGCTCTGGAAATGTTGGGGCAGGGAGAGAAACGACCGTTCTCCATGTATCCCATGCTAGGTACGGCGTTCCATTACTACATGGAACACCACATGCCCATTGAGGGGATGCAGACTGAGCAGAAGGTTGACATTTGCTACATCGAAGGGTACGGTCAGATCAGAGGCACCATCGACCTCTGGTACCCAAAGCTAGGGATTGTTGGCGACTACAAGCTGGTTGGTAAAAACACCCTGACTAAGATACGCTTAGATGGTCCCAGCAAGACGTACAGTTACCAAGCGCAGGTTTACGGCTATGGACTGGCCCAGTTAGGCCACGAGGTCAAGGAAACCCACATCTTGTTTGTACCGAGGGATGGTGGTAACATCAACCATCTGGTGGATCACGTCGAAGCTTACGATGAGAATCTGGCTCTCGCAGCTATTGACAGAACCCAGCAAATATGGGACTATGTAAGTACAGAGGGTAACAGTCCTGAGGACATAGATTCTGACGAAGAATGTTACAACTGCAAGCTTTCAGGACGAATCTAGGAGGAAATGAATGGCAAAGTTTGACCTCGCCAGTGTCGTAGACATTGGCACACCGAAACAGCTCGACGAGGCTATGGTGGCCTTGTTCTACGGGCCAAAGGGTGTTGGAAAGACCTCTCTCGCTGCGTCTGCGATTAACGTAGAACACATGAACGAGGTTCTTCTGATAGCATTTGAGGACGGCAGCTCGTCTGTCGGAGCAAGTTTTCCAGACTTGAAGGTCGCTCGACCTACAGACTGGGATCAAGCCTTGGATTTGGCCGAGGCACTGGTGAACGAAGATCACGATATCAAAACCGCGATCATCGACACCGCAGCAGAAGCTCAGCAGTACATCTACGATTGGTCCATCGGCCAATGGGGTGACACTGACGGCTTCAAGAAATGGGCTATGGTTTACGAACAGCTCATGAAGGTAGTCAAGGCGCTTGCAAAGAGCGGTATCAATGTGATAGTCTTGGCACACGCCGAACGCGACAAAGATAAGCTACAGCAGGTAATCAAGACCATGCCTTACTTCCAAGGAAATAAGACGGGGTTGGAACTTCCGAAAATCTTTGATATCGTTGGGTATCTGGACATTGAAGGTGAAGGATCGGATGCAACACGTGTGCTGCAAATGGCTCCCTCAGCTTTGATTACAGCAGGTAACCGGTCTGAGGGCCGACTGCCTGACTTCATGGAGAATCCGACGATGCCGAAAATCATCGACGCTCTCCGCAACAATGCACCGAAACTGATCAAGTAACTAAAGAAACGAGAAACACATAATGACTACATCAACTCGCCGCTCTGTCAAGCTGACCGATGAAGAGGTCAAGGGTTTTAGCCTTCGTAAGGAAGGCCGCTACACCGTTGAAATCGTCAAGGTAGAAGAGAGCAAGGGTGCCAAGGCTCCCAATTACGAAATGTACGTGATTGAGTACAACGTACTGGAAGCTCCTGAGGGCGCTCAGAAGGGCAAGATCAAGGACTGGATTCTTCTGGAACAGTACCTCGGTTCGCTCGTACAGCTTGCAAAGGCTACCGGCTTCCCGGTAGAAAACGACTTCGAGATTCCCCTTCCGGAAGAGCTTGAAGGTAAGGAACTGGTAGTGGACATTGTTCACGAGGTTCAGACTCAGAAGGACTCGGACGGTAAGAAGGTTCCGGTTCTGGATGATGAGGGCAACGAGCGCATCAACGCTTCGATCAAGCGTCGTCTCTCGCTGGAACAGGCTGCTAAGTCTGCTCCTACCGGACGCGCTAAGGCTCGTGTTCGCAAGCTCTAAGTAGGCCAATGGCACCGGGCGGGGTGTCGATATAAGTACCGCCCACGGTGTGATAGCCCAACTGGAAGAGGCCACTGAGTCCCAAGGCTCAGGAAAGTGCAGGTTCAAGTCCTGCTCACACCACGTAGGTTCGCGTCAACATGGTAGGTGGAAAATGGCAGCTCGACTTTGGAGAGTCGGGTGTGCCCACTGAGGGACAACGGTAAACCATGAAGATAGCACCGGGAGAATTATGGCCCACCGCTCCTTTCGCTCCTGTCAAGGCGCTTTCTGCGCGAACCGATTTTCTATGCTAGTCTGGTAATGCCCCTTCGGGGGCCTTATTTTTTCCGTCCGTTTTAGTAATATGACAATAAAAGGAGGATGATGTTCAATGTCTGATGTAAAAGAATTTTTTCAAGCAGTTTTTCAAGATGGTAGCGGTAAGCTCTGCCTGTCACTGCTGGACTCTGAGCGCAACCCAACTATCCAGCACTTTCTTAGCTGGCCTGAACAGGCAGATGAAGCTGTTGATTACGTTCTGGCACACGCAGACAAGGACTTGTACTTTACTCCTACGCTGTTCATGGCTCCGAATGCGCGTCGTGCATCGGCTCAGTGGACTTCGGTTGTTTATGGGGACGCTGACACCTGCCCGGTAGACTCTCTGCTGCTCTTGCCGTCGATTGTGGTCCACACATCGGCTGAGAAGACGCACGTCTACTGGCACATTGACGGTCTGAAAGACCCCAACGAGGCTGAGGCTTGGTCCCACGGCGTATCGATCGCACACCCCAAGGCAGAAACAGGCTTTGACAACGGATGGGCAGCTAACAAACTGCTCCGTGTGCCCGGTACTTCCAACACCAAATACAGCGATCCGGACTCCGACGACTACATTGAGGGCTATGAGCCGTTCACGGTCAACGCAGCGTACACCGGAGCGGTCTATTCGGCAGATGAGTTCGGCGCTGCTTACAAGCAAGCTGACGTACAAACGATCCTGAACAAGGATATGGGTGAGATTCCGAGCTATACGGAAGCTCTCAACAGTCTCACGAACGTTACTCAGGACTTGCTGGACTTGATCAGTCGCAGCTATGAGAAGCGGCAGAAGGGCTCTGAGGCTCTGTTCCTCTTGCAACAAGAGCTTTTCAGGCTTGGAGCTACGGATGAGGCGACATTCGCTATCTGCAAGCAATCCGGTCTGAACAAGTTTGTCCGAGACGGTCGAGGCAATGCCGACGAACTGCTCTGGGGAGACGTGTTGAGAGCCCGCTCTAAGTCCGAATTGGAGTTCCGTGATGGTACGGAGCCTAAGGTGACTCGCGTGACGGTACAGCCGGAAGCAAAGGCCAAAGAGATTGACTTCCTGACTAAGGAAGAGAAGGCAAATCTAAAGCGCACGTTCATTGATGAGTACAAGACGTGGGCAGCGAGCAAGACTGACGCTGCGGCTGAGTACCATGTGGCTTCGGCGTTCATGATTCTGTCAATGATCTTCTCTGACTTCGGCCATGCGATCCCTGACTTCGGTAAGCTCCCGCTGAATCTCTGGTTCATGGTGCTGGGTGACACCACCCGCTCACGAAAGTCCACAACGAAAAAGCAGATGCTTCGCACACTGTGGGCCTTGCAGCGAGACGGTGAATACCACTACGATCTTGGCTCCGACTTTACGGGTGAAGGTTTGACCAGTGAGCTTCTACAGCGAGCGAACCGGTCCAGCTTGATCCACGTGGACGAAGCCCAGGATTTCATCGTGGGGCTTGATCGTAAGCCGTATCTTGCAGGTCTTCGCGGACAAATGACCGAGCTTTACGACGGTCACGTGAACGGTAAGCTGCGAGCTACAGGTGCAGTCAAGGCCGCAAGCACAGCGGAGATTTCGTTGGGCATGTTCATGATGGGTATTCGCGATCAGCTTGCGAGTGTGCTGACGACAGAGGATTTCCAGTCTGGTTTCTTGACTCGCTTTATCTACGTCGAGGCTGAACCGCCTCCCCGTACCAAAGAGACAGACAAGATTCGTCAGGCAAGCAAGCAGGATCAGGTCAAGGATTTCGTGTTTGAGGGATTCGTGGCTAAGCTTGATGAGGCTAGGGCACACTGGGAGTCACTTACGGGTGGCGGCAGTAACCCAACAATCGCGGTACCCTGCACCGATGAGGCTATGGAACGGCTCAATGAGTTCGTTACGGCGCTTCTGGACGAAGCTGAGGGCACCGAGCGGTCAGGAATCGTACAGGCATCGTCCCAGCGTCTTTCTCTCAGCATCCTGAAAGCGGCAACGCTTATCGGAATGTCTGAAATGAAGGATGAGGTCGAGCTTGACGATATGTTGGCAGCGATCAACTATTGCGGTTCATGGTTCATGCACTTGGTCAAAATGACCACGAAGGTGAGTGAGTCGAACTGGTCCCGGCGTATGAATTCGATTGAAGAGTTCGTAGTCGAGCATGGTGGCAGCGTGGAGTGGGAGAAGACGTACCGTAACTTCCGTGGCGACCTCAAAACACGAGAATTCGTGGAAGTGATTCAGGCTTTGGAAGAGGCTGGGATCGTAAAAGTTGTTTGGGAAAACCCAGAGGCCAATAAAAAGGGCCGTCGATACATAGAATTGGAGTATGCAAAATGAGCGTAACGGATAAGCTGCAACGAGCAGCAGACATTTGGGCAGAAGCCAGCGGCCATGCTCCGTCAGAGGTCGCACACATCGAAGAGTTGCAGGAAATGGGCATCTTTAGTAACCGTCAGGTTGCCAAGATTTGCCGGGTCAGCAGCAGCTTCGTACAGGGCGTAGGTCCTAGCGGTGGGAGCGGGGGCAGGTTCAGCCCTGAGAGCTTGACAGCTCTGGTGACCCTGAGTAAGCTACATGACAGGGGCATTGACCTTCCTAACAACGTGCTGAAAGCCGTTGTGGAGGACGGCACTTCGCTCAACTACATTGCACGACTGTTCGGCATCAGCCACGGTGTGCTTTACTACAGGTTCAAGACACAGGAGGACTAATGCGGATTATCCTAGAATCAGAACAGATGGTCTCAGACAAGTGCTGGGAGATTCTGGCTGCGGCTAAAGAGGTATCTGGTATTGAGGAAGAGTTTGAGTTCATTGAGAACTACTCCGGTACCACAGCCAAGTGGCCGGTACTGGCTCTGGGTCCGTATGACGCCGTTCGTAATCACAATAGGCGCGTAGTCGAAGCCCCTTCCAGTGCAGCAATTGTCACTAAGGCGGATTCGATTACGCGCCTTGCGCGTGCTTTCAACCTTTTGGTCAACCCTCCGGAGCATGAGCCGATGGAGTGGATGCTGTTCAAGGATGAGAACCAAGTCAAGGCGTTCACAGCGAGTGTGCTGGACAAGGTTATCGCAGTGGACATTGAAACGTCAGGCGACGTAGGTGTAGATGGGGCCGTCAGCGGCTCTAGGCTTATCTCTCTGGCGTGGTTCTTGGACGGTAAGGCGTATGTGGTGCCAGAAGAGCTTTTCGGCTCTAAGATCGTCGCACAGAGCGTCGGACGCCTGTTCCGGGACAACCGGTGTGTGCTTCACAACGCAAAGTTCGACGCACCGTACATCGAAGACTGGACTGGGTTTGACTTCAACCTGCACTTTGATACGATGTTGGCACACTACAGTCTGTGGCCCGCTTCCGAGCATGGCTTGAAGCCGCTCTCACAGAAGATTCTCGGGGCACCTGACTGGGACAAGGGAACCAAGAAATACACCGGAGCCAAGGTCTACAAAGAGGCTGGCACTGGTGAGGATGGTGTCTGGTGGGACGCACGGAAGTACAGTGCAGGATCAGGCTATGAGCGGATTCCCCGCAGCTTGCTTTACGAATACAACGCTTACGACGTTTACTGGACCATGAAACTGTTCTGGTACCTAAGATGGGAGCTTGAACATGATAGTGACGCTATGGCAGTGTTTGAAAGGCGTATGCGTCTTTCTAAGATGTTCTCCGCTGTGGAACTACCGGGTGTGCGGATCAACACTGCCCACCTTCAACGAGTTGGAGAAGTTCTCGAAAGGGATCAAGCCCGAGCTGTCTCGGAGTTGGCAGAAATTGCAGGTCGAGCTGTCAACCCTAACTCCCCTCAGCAAGTCAAGGCATGGTTTGCAGAGCAAGGCATCAACCTCAAATCAACAGACAAAGACGCGCTGGATAAAATCATCCGTGACGATAGGGGCCAATTCACGGAGCAGGAAGTCAATTTCTGCAAAAAGCTCAAAGAGTGCCGTGGAATTAGAAAGAATCTTGGGACGTATGTCAACGGATTCCTAGAGGTCACTCACGGTGACAGGGTGTATCCGACTTTCAAGCTGATTGGTGCTTACACCGGCCGACTCAGCACACCCAAACCGGCAATCATGACTCTGCCGCGTGATCCGCTGTACCGTCAGATGGTTCTCCCAGATGAGGGCCACGTGATCGTGGGTCCTGACTACGGTCAGATTGAGGCACGTGTCATGGCTATCCTGTCGAATGACGACTACCTTATCTCGCTGTTCCAGCCGGATTCGGAAGACTTCTTTGATGCTCTGATGCCCATTGCTTATCCGAACGTCAATCTGGATACTCTGGACAAAGACGTTCGCAAGGATATGCGAGCAAAGCTCAAGGGTGTTATCTACGGGCTGTCGTACGGACGTGGAGCTAAGGCAATTGCTGAGTCGCTGAACATGAGTGTGATCCAAGCTCAGAACATCATCGACAACTACTTGGATGCAGCACCGGGCCTTGTGGCTTGGCGTGAAGAGATTCAGTACAACGCTAAGAACGCTGTGTCTATGGTTACTCCGTTCAACTTCCACTTCCAGTGTGAAGTTGTGACTGGTGAGAACAGGAACTCGGTAGAGAACTCTGCTCTGGCATTCATGCCTCAGTCCACTGCAAATGACATTTGCTTGGACGCAGCACTGGCTATCCACGAGTGGATTGGCGAGTACGGGGCGCGGATCATGGCGACTGTGCACGACCAGATTCTTGTCTCTTGTCCTCCTGAGCACGCTATGGAGGTTGGAGCAAGGATGGAAGATGAAATGCAAGCTAGCGCACGCAGAGCGTTGGGCACACGGTGTGTGTTCGATGCCAAGCCTGACATTGGTGACGACTGGGCTCACTTGGAAGCTGCTGATAAGTGGCTTGACAAGAACCCGCAGTACGCATAAGCTAGAGGGACTAGGGCAAACGCTCTAGTCCCTTTACTTATTTGGAGGAAAAATGGTAAGCGTAATAGGGATTGACCCCGGCGACAAGACAGGGCTTACGATCCTTCCTGACGAAGGAGAACCAACGTTCTACGAAATCCACGGCGGGTACACCGGTTTTGTGGACTGGTGGGAGAAGGAATGGAAGTGGCAGTGCTTTGATAGGCTTAGTGCCTTCCACATCATCTACGAGCAGTTTGATCTGCGTAACAATGACTTCGTAGCGGACATTACGCCCAAGGAAATCATTGGGATGCTTAGGTACTGGGCACGTCTCCACGTAGTATCGCTCTGGAAGGCCACACCAGCCGCACACAAGGGCTTGATTACTAATGAGGCACTGAAACGTGCAGGGCTGTATCCGCCTCACGGAGAAGTCAAAGAGGGCCACTCCACGGATGGTATGAGGCTTGCGGCCTACCACCGGATTCACCACTTGCGCGACCGGGAATTTTCTGAGAGACTATTCCCTAAGAACAACAACTAGGAGGAAACATGACATATGCAGTAGGAAGTAAAGTACGAGTCAAGGCCAACCCTGACTTACTGGAAAATGGCTTCAAGGACACATGGGTAGGGCTAGAGGGCATCATAGCTGACGATAGGGTGGGCGCGGCAGGATCGCAATCTGTAAAGGTTACGCATGACCCGCATAATCTTCGATCAATTGGGTCTATCTATCGATTGGTCAACCTTGAACTCATTGAGGGCACAGTTGCTCCTGACAGGGCTGTGGAGCATCCCGCACACTACGGTGGAGACACCACCTACGAGGTAATCAAGGTCATTGAGGCTTGGGGACTTGGCTTCGTACTGGGTAACGTGGTAAAGTACGTAGCACGTGCTGGCAAGAAACCCGGTAACTCAGAGCTGCAAGACTTGAAAAAGGCACGTGACTACATCAACAAGCGCATCGAAAAGTTGGAGGAAAAGTAATGGAAAAATATGGATCAGCTATGACAGAGCTTATGCAGTCACTAGGTCTGGATGAAGAACATTTTGAGCATTTCGTAAAGGCCCTAGACGATCTGGATATGTCACCTAAAGGTGAATTGAAGCACCGACTGAACCTCAGTGTGCAGGGTATTGACCCCGGCCCTTCCGTCAACTGGAAGGGTGAGCGTGGCCTCCGAAACTGAGTACACTCCCAGACAAGAGTTCACACACCTTGTCTACGCTGCGCTAGAGAAGCACCGGGGATACAACGTGATCCCTAACGGTGCCAAGTGCAACGGGTGTAGCTGGACCACCACAGGAACAAACCGCCGCAAGGCATTCTCCAAGCACCAAGCTTGGGCCGTAGCCGAGGAATTTGGCTGGGAAGATTGACAGCAACAGAGATAAGCCGGTACCCTATGGGTATCGGCTTTTTCTGTCTAACAAAGGAGAACACTATGGATTGGCTTTACGGATTACTGATCGGCTCTAGCTTCACGGCCCTGCTCATGCACCTTGCACACCGGGGCCACCAGAGCGAGCTTGGGCTAGACAAAAAGATACTAGAGCCTAAGATCAAAGAGCCTTGGTACCTGCCAGATACAAAGGAGCAGGTACAGAAGTTCCACGTCAACACGCGAGACGCCGTGGATCGCCTGGACAACACGCCCCCGGACTGTAGCTGTGACTGGCAAGGCGATCAGCTCATGTGTGAGGAAGAGCCTAGAGTCTGGTACCGCACACTGCAAGACCCCGAGTGCCCGGTCCACGCTGAGCCTGATGAACCGATTGGCGATCACAAGGACTGGACTCATCGCACTGACCTGTAAGAGCATACAAAAATACCCCCGTACCTTCTGGTACGGGGGTTCTTTGTTGTCTATTACTGGCTGACCTTCACCTTGGCGACGAACAGCTTATCCTGCTCACGGCCACGGAACGTGCTCTTGGACCAGCCAGAGCATTCGCCGCACTTGTACAGGTTGTAGGTGGAGACGTAAGCCTTGGCAGTGGTGGACGTGTCAAGCAACAGATTGGCAGCACCACAGAAAGGGCAGCGGTCATGGTTGGTGTCCATGTACATGCCGATGTGCGGGTGCTTTTCGATCCACGGAAGGATACGGAAGTACAGCTTCTCCGTAATCACAACGTCCTGCATGTTGTACTCTTTCATGCGGTCCCACGCATCCTTGTCCCCGGCCATGCACTGAACCCACAGCGTGTGCCCTGCGTGTGCCGTTTTAGCGCCCAATTTCAGTGCTTGGACCACATAGTCCAGCTTGTTGGAAACAAAGCGGAACTGGCGCTTCACAGCGTGTAGCAGGTCCACGTTCTTGTACGGGGTTGTCGGGCCGAGGTTTGCCAGCAGGAACTCCCGCTGCAAGTGCTTCATATCGAAACCCTGTGAGTTGTAGCCAACCACAATGTCTGCCTCGTTGATCAGCTCCCATGCCCTCTGAATCATGGCGGTGTGCCCGTCGTGGAAGTTGCTGTAGAACAGAACCTCAGGGTCACCTACCCACTTGGCAGCGAACGAGATAACCTCCCCGCTCTCCATGAGCTGACTGAGCGACACGTTGTTCTCCCAGAGTCCCCACACGTGCGCGAGGTTCGGAGAATTCTCAATGTCAATCGTGAGGATTCGTACGTTCTGTTCCTGCACACGAGCGCCAACCTTTTCGGTCACGTCACGTTGCAGCATTTCGGCGAAGTTTGCCTTTGTCATATTAGATGAGTCCGTTCTGCGCGCGGTACGAACGAACGGAGGTTTCCTTTACCGTGTCCTCACCCCAGATGCGCTTGATTGTGCGAGTGATTGCGGCATTGCTTACTTTGAAATCTTCCAGCGCTTCCCTGAGGGAGGCTGCGTTCTCTGGCTCATTAGCGTCCAGCTCTTCCAGCAGCAGTTCAACGCGATTCTTTGGGGATACTGCCTTGCTGTTGGTCTTGTGTAGTTCTTCTGCAAAAAGACTCATGGTTCCTCCTAATGGTAAAAAAATAGACTGCAACCCAAAAAGGGTTACAGTCTATCTTAGCACGTTCAGCACGGTCATGCAAATGCTGATGGTGTTTATTTAGCCGCAGGTGCTACACGGATTGGGCGTGTGCCTCAGAGGGGAGATTGTAGTCTCGACCTCACGAAGCTCAGGCTCAGGTGCTTCCTCAACCTCAGGGTTTTCCTGAGGCTCGAAATTACTTTGGCTCATTGGTGATCACCGCAGTCTCTCCCGGCTTAGGGGTGTTAGCCCGAGCCAGAACAGGCACACCGACACCGAGGACGGCAGCAGCGAGGTTCAGGTAGATATCAACCTCAGCCGGAGCAATGATGTTGAATGCCAGAAGAACCGGGATCGTCGCAGCGGTTACGGTGTAAAGGTAGCGCCGGGTCTCGACGTTTTCCAGATTGAAAGCCATGATTACTCTCCTACTTCTGCGGTCACGCTGACCAAGCGAATTTCGCTCAGGCCCTTCGCAATCGCGTCGTTGATTGTGTTAGTGATAACTTCGGGGTCTACCCCGTTGCTGGTTGCAAGCTGCTCGACGGCCTTGGTAAGACCAGCAACTGCTGCTTTCAACTCTAGCGTGTCCGTACGGACATTTGCAAGTTCCTGCAAGGCACGAACCGGACCAGTGGACCGACCGATGATCTGGGTATCCCAGATACGCCGGGGCAGGTCGTCAATCAGGTTCTGCCAAGGCTGCTTGTACTTGGTGGATTCTCCACCAACGAACCAACCGTCACGCACTGCTTTGAGCATTGCGCGGTCTGCATCTGTAAACATATCGTCCTCTTCCTCCGTGGGAGTTTCTTGTCGTGCTATTTGATCGAGCTTCTGCAAGTCCCAAACACCGGGGCACGCAGTTGCTTGCCAATCCCTGTGTGGGATCAGCGGGAAGTCCACCTTGTACGCCTGACGCAAGTAGCGAATCAGCGAAGCGGCGGTACGGTAGTCACCGGCTGTTGCTTCTGGACGAAGCTCAATGCCGATAGACGTGCGGTTACCTGTAGCGTTCCCTGCGTGCCATGCGGCATCCCAAGGATTCACGAGGCAGTGCACACGTCCACCAGACGCAACGAAGTGCGCCGAGGTAGTTCCTGGCCCGTTGACGAAGAAGTTTACCACTCCGTCATGGGTTTGTCCAAGCTCTCCCCAGTGATGGATCGTGATGGATTCCAGCGTGCGCGGCCCACCGTAAACGGCAGGTACGTCAGCCTGAGCGGTAAAGCCCTTGGCTGTCAGAGACTCATCAATCTGGACTGGTTCAAGACCGCCCGGTGGTGTAGTCACAGTTACCTCTCC